TTTTACTGGGCCGCCACTTGGTAACATTTCTTTATATGCTTGTGATTGAAACTGTGTTGTTGCTTCTGATAACAGTGGATGTGTTACACCACTTGCACCAAGGAACGGATCACTTCTGTCCTCATAGTTTATACCAAGCAAGTTTAAACCCTTGGCGATTGCTTCTTCCCAATCTTGTCTTGATTCTAAATCTTCTTTCACTTTTGATTGTAGGTCAGATGCGATAGACGCTAATACACTATCTTCCATGACTTCTGCTAGATTAGCTTCATGGTTGTATGGCTCTGCCACAACTTCCATTTGTTCGCCAGTGTCTAACTCAATACCTTCTGGTAATGTAGGTGCAACATCATCCAACTCTATCTGCAAACTGTCAGACTCTGCCACAAAACCAGGCCCACCAGCACCGATCTCTTTTTCTACCATTGTAGGTATTTGTCCTCTTTCTGCCATCATGCTACCTTTCTAAATTTACTAAATATACCACCTTTTTTGAATCTTGGCACTTTTAAATCAGAATCTATTTTACTTAAATCAATAATTCTAAAAAGATCAGACTCTTCATTGACAGGTGCACCACGAGTTTTTCCTATTTCTATCATCTGTGTAGAACTCGGGGATATGTCAGAAGATGAGCTATATAATCTTTCTTTTGTGAAATACGCATCACCATATTTCTTTAAGATGGAACCTAATTGTTGTGTGCCTGCTGCAAAACTATATTTTTTAGGATCTCCAGAACTACGAGCAGAAGCATAATCTGCTAGTTTTGGAAAGATGATATATCTTTTTCCTTCTTGTTTAGCATCACTTATCATCCTATGAACCATCAACTCTAATCCTTGTTGTGAGTCTTGGATTGGTGGATTTTTAGCTAATTGAAACGACTCGTTTGGATCCACATGTTTTAAAGTTTCTTCTAAAGAATCTTTTACTTTCTGTGGTACTTTGTCACCTAACTTGTCTACTAATTTTCGCACTGCTCCTCTTTGTTCAAAAGGTCTCAATTTTTCTTTTAAATCAATTTCTACTTCTATTAAGTCTTTAGCTCTGTTTTCTAGTATAAGTTTTTCTTTGTCTAAACCAGCAAGTCTTTCTTGATGAGCCATGCTTTCTATAATTGGATTTCTAAACTTTGAAAATTCATTTATAAGAACGTCTGTGAAAAGATCTTTCTTTACTGCATATTTCTGAACCTCTGGACTTAAGTCAATAAATTTAAAATCTACAGTTCCTCTCGCTCCAGGTATCACACCTAACAATTTTTTAGGTGGGGTGTATGTAAAATCCACAACATTTTCAATACCATAGTTATAATCTGATGTGTTTTTAGTACGTTTTAATCTGCTGTTTAATGTGTTTTGTGGGATTGGTATGCTGTTGTTTTGTAGCGTGTACGCATCAACAGTTTCATTAATTATTTTTTGAATTATTTGAGAACCTTTTGCTTTTGATGTTCTATCTAATTCAGCGTCTGTTAGAAAATCTTGAAATATTTTTTTTCTTTCGTCATCAAAATAATTTGGCATGGCTGTTGGATCATTAAGTTTTTTTCTATTTGCTTGATCTATAGTTTCTAGTCTTTGTGCTAATTCTTTTATATTATCTTTTCCAACGAGTTTTCTAAAATCATTGTTGTTAACAATGTTTTTCATTACTGAGGCTTTTATATATTTTCTTTCTAATTCAAGTCCATGGTTTCTGTACGCATCTTTGAAAAATTTAGAAACATTCTTAGGATCTTTAAAATAATCTGGATTATCTAATATTTTCATTTGAATATATTTTGCAAAATTTAAACTGGATTTGACATCTGTTACAGGTGCTTCAAAACCTCCAAACAGTGCTTTTGAATCAGCTAAATGTCTGTCTTTTTCAGAAAACTGTACTGGATCAATTTTTTTATTTTTAATTAATCTATCTACAGTCTGATAATGATCTCTTAACAGCTCTTTGTCTATTATTCTTGCATCTTTACCACGATTTAAAAACTCAAATAAAGAATTGTCTTTAAAATCACCTCTAAATTGAAACTTTCTGTTGACCAAAAATTGTTTTGCTGTACGAGTGCTGTCTTGTAAACCACCTCTAGCGGAAGCGTCAGCTCCTTTAAGAACAAGAGCCTCTGCTTCCTCTTGTGTAAACCTATTTGAAATATATCTTTTAATTGAATCGGGTAATGCCATGTCCATTTTCTTAACACTGGCTTCATCAAGGTCTCTGAGGGGTCCACGATTCGCTGGTAATTGTACAGAACTGTTGGGGCCAAGTGCAAAAAGTGGAGCGTTATTAAAAGGATTGTCTATGTCCTCATCAAAAAAACGAGTTGTTGCAGATTTGTTCATGTTATACAAGGATTGTGAAACAGCAGCTGAATTTAAATCATTGTCTACTTTAAATACTTTTTCTTTTAAAGGAGTAACAAGTTTTTCTAATTTATCGTAATCTTTTAAAAACTCGTCTTTTTGTCTAGTTGCTTCTTTCAATTCGTCTTGCAGTTTTACTTTTTTTTCAGTAAAAGTTGATATTCCAAGATTATTCTCTTTGTCTAACTTAAGAATCTGTTGAGTATCCATTAAAGTTGAGTTCAAGATTATATCATTTTTATTGTTCAATGCTTTGTTCAATGAATTAATTACAGTCGTTATCTCTCTTTGTTTGATCTGGGCAAGATCGATAATGGCATTACGTTGCTCTTGAGTAATTCTACCCGCTCTAAAATCATCACCAGCTTTAGTTACCGAATCGTTAACATCTTGCAACCTTTTTCTTTGGTTTGCTATGTTTCTTTGAACTTCTGCTGTTCTTTCTGGTGAATCTTGAATTAACTTTCTTTTCTTTGTCATTCCTTGGTTAATCTGTAATTCGTTTACAAATCTAGAATCTTCTAACTTGGGTGCATTAGCACCTAATTCGAATCCCATAAAACCATCAACGGCTCTTGTGTGTGCAAAGTATCCACCATCAACTGCATCATTAAAACCATGTTCACTGTAACTTCGTTTTAATTCTTTTATACTAGCTGTATCTCCTACTGATTTGAAAAAATCTTCTAACTCTTGGTAGGCTTTTTTAACTGTGTTTGAAGAATTAAATCTATCAACAGATGATCCAAGGAGCTTGTTACCCTTTGATCCAGTTCCAAAGATAGTGTGAACAACATCATAAACACTGTCACCTCCAGGATCTATCCTTTGTGCTCCTTTGTTTGACATACCTGTTCTAGATCTTCTTTTTATACCCTCAAGATTTCTAATCTGATCTAAAAGATCAGTTTTCTGTTCTTGAGTTAAAGTTGGATCTGCTGCGGTGGTTTTTAAATTTGCGATTTGTGAGTCAAGAGCTAACTGATCTGATTCTTTATATACGTTAACCTCTATGTCTGGTGTAAACTGTGATGCAATATTATATAGTTTTTCTTTACCACCATCTGCCTTAAATTTTTCTTTTGGGTTTAGTTCTAAGTAACGTATCAAACCAACTTCTTCTGCTTCCTTGTAAAGTCTACTATTAATACCACCTTTTAATGTTTTAAATTTTTCCAAAATTTGTTCGCCTGTCATAGGAAACTCTATGCCCTCAATGCGAGTAGTAACCCCTTGCTCATACATTATGTTACCAGCATCATCTCGCACTGGTCTCTGTGCCGTCTTACCTTTTTTAGTTGTGAATGTCTCCAACATAGGCATCCTTGTCTGTATTATTTGTTGGAGTTCACCTTGACCTGTGCCAATATTCTCTATCTCTTGTAATAAATTAGAATAGAAAACATTATCTGTGCTTATTCTTGCTGCTAGACTTACGTCTTTTTTTAGGTAATCATCTTCAAAAACGTCTGCTTTTTTTGGCGGCTCTGGCATTGAAGGCAAAGTCTGGTCTGTTGTCATCATCAACTGTTCGGCAGTTGTCGGTGGCGGCGCTGGTATTTTACTTGCACCAGTTGTTGCCATGGCAAAACCACCAGCAGGCGGTGGTGTTTTATCCATCATCTGTGATAAAAGTTTTAACCCTATCGCACCCTTTGTAAGAAGAAACCCAGGAGCCATGACTCTGCCTGCACTCTCAAGGTTAAAACCCATCTCTGGAATGTCTATTCCAGCTTTTTTTATCAAGGCTTCCGAGCCAATACCTTTAGCTAATTCCTCTGCTGCCCTCGCCTCACCTAAATCAGAATAGGGAAACAACGCTTTTCTTACAGAAAAGAACGCATCTGCAAGATCGGCTGGTGCACCTAAAATATCAAAAGTCTCACCAATAGCGACACCTTTACCGATTCTTTTAAAATCATCTAAAGTTTTTGCTAGATCTTGTGGTCTTTGTGCCATTATGTAATCCTAGTTGTTCTCTTCTTTTCTGGTAACATAATCTTTGAAAAACGATTAGTTACTGTATAACCACCAGTCTGTTTCTTTACTGGTTGTACACGCTTTGGTACAAACTTTCTCTTCGAAGGACCCTTGGTCGGTGGTACACCTTTCCCGAAGTTTTTGCCTGGAACTGGTTGTCCTCTTCTCGCCAGTTCTTGATACGCTCTAATTCTATCTGCTTCATCTGACATTAAAATACTCCCTTGAACGTCCCACCACGGTTTTTCATTACACCGCCCATGTTCATCTTCTTAGTTATATCACCTTTTATAGTTCGTTTGGCTCTTCTTCCAGTCAACACACCTGCTCTAGGAGACGACTTTTTTTTCAAACCAAGAACATTACCAGTTTCTACTTTGTTAGCCTTTTCTTTTTTCATGGCATCGTGAGTGTTAATACGCCTCTGTAATTTGTTTACAGCTTCATCCATAAGTATAGGATCTTTAGATTGTTTCATTTTTTTCTGTAAAACAAGAGCCTCTTCTCTAGTATACCGTCTTCCTCCAAACACAATTTTTTTATCGTCTGTAGAACCAGCTTTTATTCCAAGAAATGGTCTACTAGATTCAGTGTATGCTTTCGCATTTGCTTTTGGTTTATCTTTTGACATACTGCCTCCATCACTGAATTTTTTACCAATAAACATCTTGCTTCGTATACCTCTGTCCAAACCTGGTGCACCACCACTAATCTTTTTTAGTGTCTTGATCTTTATCTCACCGCCTAATGGACCAGTAACCGTGGCTTTATCTAACTTCTTGGCTTGTTTGTCTAACTGTTTTTGTCCAGTTTTTATTTTTTTTGTAGCTTCTGCCGTTATCTTGCGTTGATTTTCTCTTACCTTGTTCAACGCTTGTTTCTTAACTTTTAATTTAGACGCTCTTTCTTTGGCTTGTGTTGCTTTCTTTTCTAACCTAGCTTTTTCTTTAGCTTCTTTTTCTTCTCGAAAAAATTTTTCAGATACAGCAGCAAAGTTGTAAGGGTCATACATGACCTTCTCTCTTTGCCTCATGCCTTTTTTACCAGTCATTAGTATACGCCTTTAAAGGTTCCACCTCTGCCTTTCATGACACCACCCATGTTCATCTTCTTACCTATGAACTGTTTAGATCTTATATTTCTACCCGCAGTTGGAGAGGTACCTGCTCTACCAATTAATTTTTTAGGAACTTCTTGACCTGTCTTTTTTAAATTTTCTATATATGCTTTTTCAGCTTTACTTACCACTCTAGGTACTTTTGTTTTAGGAACTTTACCTGTGGCTTTAAGTTTTCCATAAGTGCCCGCCGCATCTTTATCACCTCTCAAATATGCTTTGTATTCTCTTATACTAGGTGTGTAATTCCTTGGATTTGGTAGTTGTTTAGCTTTGTTTTGCTGGACAGATTTAATTATACTTCTTAATCTTTTTATTTCTTTTTGATCTCCAGCTCTCATTGCTTTATCAAGATCTTTTTGCCTTTGTTGATCCAGTGTTAGTTTTTTACTCATCAGTAGTATTCCTTTCTGTTTCTTGGATACCAGTCTTCTCCTTGATCTTCTCCATCCAGTGATATAAAACCACCTTGCCTAAACCTCATGATTGCCATCGTCATACTATCACAATAGTCATCATGGTCTCCATTTGGAAAAGATGCAACCTCTTCTA